AGTAGTGTACTCCACACTATAAACTTGCTTGAGAGATACAAAGAGAATTATCAAAGGGTGAGGCCTTTAAATGATTGAGTTAGAATTTAACGATGTCGCTGCTAACACCAGCAGTACTTTTGACCCAGAGGTCGCATACGCTAACTTTAAGCGTGTCCACACCACTGGGCTTAGTTATGACCACGTACGAATCTTCTACATTAAAGGAAGAGAGATTAAAACTAGTCTCTCAAAAAGAAGTGAATGGGAAGTTACACTTAACCTTGGGGGCTGGAAGATTGCTGTATATAATACGAATTTTCCTAGCAACCGGAACAACCCAGTTCCTGACGATGGTCTTACCCTCCACCGCCTCAGTGGATACCTTGCCAGGTACCTATTTGAGAAGATTGTGAAAGTTAGCGAACCAGAGAAACTGCTAATAAAATCAAAGATTATAAACCCCCTGGCTGAGAAAAATGGGATCACATGGGCAGATGGTGAGGAGATTTACCTCTCATTCTTCCCAGGCTCGGAGATGTTCCTTGGGACTTTCAAATTTTACCCCTTGGCAATTGGCATATACAAAGTCCAGAGGAAGGAGATGGAGCCAAAATATCTAGAAAAAACAATGCGCCAGAGATACATGGGGCTGGAAGCAGGGACATGGACGGTTAGCAAGGTTAATGAAGTACAGGCTGCAGTTAATGTAGTCTCCACACTAGGTTGGAAGAAAACAAATGTCAGTGCTGCTGCCAGAGAATTCCTGGCCAAATTTGGCATTGCTATGTAATTCAGTTGTTTCCCTAATTGGCTCAGTTTTTCCAGTGTTAATTGGCTATTCCAAAAGAGGTTCAAACCTCAAAACGTAGAACAGCATAATGGGTGGGTGGTTGGGGACAGATATTCTTCGGATTATCAGAATGGTTATTTTTTGAAGCTGTTAAGTTTTAGGTGGAGCACACTACT